TTAGCAACGAATAATCTTCCTTGACCACTCGCTTTTTCATGTGATCTTCTTGAAATTGTTAGAATTACGTCAGCGACCATTGCTTTACCATAAGCTTCACTCATTGATTCAAGACCAACAATTTCACTGTTTGAAGAATCACGGTTTGCCTGTGATGCTGTCCAGATTGGAATTTGTAGTTCAGTTGCTAATCCTCTTAATTCCTCGTAGATTAATTTTAATTCATGTCTTAATGAATCAAATTGGCGAGATGATCTCATAATATCTGCATAGTCTATAAGAATAATATCAGGTATAAAACCTTTAAGAGAAAGCTTCTCAACGTGATTTCTAATCATATGAACTGTACAAGTTGATGTTGGATATTCTTTAATGAAAAGTCTTCCGAGCTTCATCTTTGAATATTTCTCATGAATTTCTTCTTTCTTATCAAGAACTTCATTTGAATTCATATCACAAAGATTTGAATCATATCTAACAGCAACTGCAGTTTCGCTTAATTCAAAAGTATAGTGAAGAACATTTTTTCCTTCACGCATTGCATTGCATCCAAGATTTACAAGGAAGTGTGATTTACCTGTACCAGTGTTACCAACAACAACACCGATTTCACCCCTACCAAGACCGCCTTGAAGAATTTCTTTCTTATCAAGTTGTTCGAGACCTGTTGGAACAACTTCTCTTTTAAGTCTTACGAACCTTGCTTCAAAATCATTTATAAAATCGTGACCAACTGAGGGTGTTGTTCCAACTGAAACTGCAGTTTTAATAATTTCAACAATACTTTCATATTTTTCTGTTGAAACTAAATCAATTGCTTTTTCAATTGCAGATTTTAATGCTTGCTTTCTACAAAAATCAAGCGACTTTTCTTTAACAAATGGAAGATCACCTGGATCTGGATTGGTTCTAATTCTTTTAAGAAGTTCAATAATTTGGTCCCTTAAAATAACATCAGAACCATTTTTTAAATCATCCCTGATGATTGTTATCAATAAATCAAATGTTGGAAATTCTTTATATTTCCTTGCGTATGAAAAGTATTTGTTTGCTAGATATTGTAGGTATTTTAATTCAAAATATTCAATATTCATTACTTCTGTCATTTGTTCAGCGAACTGTTTATCGACAAGTAATGCTTGAATAATTTTTTCTTGGAATGACTTACCATACGCTGCAAAGCTAGATGCTTGTGTAGACATAAATTAATCCCTGGTTGAATACTATAACTTATAAAAACGAAAAGAACAAATTTAAGATAATAAAGAATTGAATGGATAAATGAACGTATCTATATCAAAATCTGGATTGTAAAATGAAATGAGTTGCTTCGTAAAAGAGATTTTGTTTAGATTTGGTTTCCACGCATCTAATCTTGAATCTATTTTCGATATTTGTTGGGCTGATAGCATTGTACCATTTAAATATACGAGTCTCCAATTTAATTTGACTAATTCTTCACTTTCAACGACTCTTTTGTATATTTGAGATTCTTTTATCCTCACAGAGGAATAAGAAATTAAATCTTCTAACAAAAAAGAATCTTTTAAAGATAACATTGGAAATTTTTTAGCTACAGTCTTAAAGCCAAGACCTTTAACACCTTTTATATTATCTGAGACATCACCGCATAAAGTTTTTGCAAGAGCAAAATTTTGTGGTGTTATTTGAAAATTATCAAGGATATATTTTTCATCAAGGAATTGTTTTTTATGAAGACTATAAATCGTTGTTTTTTCATCTATTAATTGATAAAAATCTTTATCTGAAGAAACAATTATTTTTTCATTATCCTTAAATTTGTGGGTACATAAGTAACCAATTAAATCATCAGCTTCAGCATCTTCAACATAAATTTGACAAACTGGCAAATGTTGCATTAAAGAAACAAGAAGTTTTACCTGTCTGTTTCTATTTTCTTCTGTTTCTGGAATATCATCTTCATAAAACCTATTTAATTTTTCAGGTTTTCTTGTTGCTTTATAATCAGAATACAAAGAACGGCGGCGGGATGACCCGCCGCCTTCCCAACAGAACACAACAAGATTACAACCGGTTAACATTATTAACTTTTTTAAAGTTTTTAATGTTCCAACAACACCACCAATAGATAGACCATTTTTATCCAATTGTGGATAAGCAGCAAAATTACGAGTAAATGCGTTTAATCCATCTATTAATAGTATTTTTTTACCGGAAAAATCAGTTTGGTTCTGCGTCATCGTTATCTAATTCTTCATTAGTTCCAGTTAATTGTTTAACCAAAACAGCATCAATTAGTGGATCCATATAATTCTTGTATTCTTTGGCTACATCGCCAAAATCTTTTTTATTGAATTTTTTGGTAACAATAATCTCACCTGTTTTTGTATTTGATACTTGGAATGTTTTCCATGCACCATCACCTGAAACTTCGACTGTTAAATCACCTTCAACTTCCTTTGGACCAGCAAGCCTCAATAAATCAAATAATTCTTCAGTTTCGTCTATTCCCTGACCAAACATTATTTTAAATTCTGCCCTGCGGTGTGGTGCTGCAACCTTATTTTTTACAGTCTTTGCAATAACATTAATACCAATAATGTTACCATCTTTATCTTCAACTTTTGATCCACCAGTTAATTGAATTCTAACTGAAGCATGAAAAGGTAGAGCTAATCCACCATTTGTTGTGGTGGGATCACCATGCATTACACCTATCTTTAATCTTGTTTGATTAAGACATAACAAAGTAACATTATTATCACCAATAACACCTGTTATTTTTCTAAAGCCCTTTGAAAGAACTCTTGCCTGCAAACCTACTGTTTGTTGATCATAGTCACCTTCAATTTCTGCTTTTGGCGAAGTTGCAGCAATTGAATCCCAAACAACTGTGATAGGAACATCTTTTTTAAGTTGTTTTGCTTTAACTATTGTTGATTCAATTATTGAAAATACTTCTTCTGTACATGATGATTCAACGTATACAAATCTCTTTGAAACATCAATACCCATAGAAGCAAGGTTTTCAATGCTAGTTGCGTTTTCTGTATCAATGTAAACCACAATACCACCCATTCGTTGAGTTGATTTACAAACCTGTAACGCAATATGTGATTTACCATTTGAAGGTGGTCCGAAAATTTCTATAATTCTACCTTCAGGTAAACCACCGTTCTTTCTATTTGCGATAATATAATCAAGTTGTGTACATCCTGTTGATACCCAACGTTTTACAATTGTTGGTGCTTCATCAACCGAGAGATTATATGCAACTCTCTGTGAGAATTCTTTGTTCAATGACTTAATAAGATCATCTGCAAAGCTTGTAATGTCTGAATCTACCTGTTCAACAATTTTTTCTTTCTTTGCCATAGGAAATATTATACTCCAAATTTTTGATAAATTTAATAAAAAATGCCAGAACATTACATTCTGGCATTTTATTTTAGTGATTATTTTCTATCAATCATCACTCAACAAATCATCAAATGCAGCATCAAGATTATCTGCTACTTTCTTTGTTTGTGGAAGTTTTGACTGGCTTTTTGGTGCAGGCTTTGCTGATACTTCATTTACAAGATCATCAAGTGCATCTGATGAATTTGATCCACCCTTTGAAACACCTTGAGTTTCCTGTTTCTCTTCTGCAGTATCACCAGCTAACCATGATTCAAGTTGCTTCTTGATATCTTCGTAAGACTTAAGTTTATAAAGCTCATCAATATCTGGAACTGAATTTAGTAATGATGTTGTTTTATCTTCTGATTCAGAAAGTTTTGATTGTTTACGTGCTGGATCTACAACAGTATCAGCATACATCTTACCAGGCTGTTTAATAATTTTAACCTTGAGATCAAAACCTTCGTTAGGATCAGTAATATCACCAATGTCAGAATCTAGGAAAAATTCTAGAAGTCGTGCATAAACACCTTTGCTCATTGACCAAAGCATAACACCTTTTTCCTCTTGGCCTCTAACAATAACAGGGGCAAATGCTCTCATCTTTGGGTAAAGCTTCTTTGCCAATTCCTTATCATCCTTCTTTCCTGAAGCATGAAGTTTGTTAATAAGTTCTTGAATTGGGTCATTCTTTCCAAATTGATTTGGTGCAAGAATACTTCCTTGACCAATGTTATAATAGAACCAACGCTCCTTGAATGGT